CAGGCATTCACGGCTACCGATTCCGGCTATGCGTCGCTGGGCGACTACGACAGTGCAGAGGATGCGCAGGCGGCGGTGGAAAGGGCATGCAGATGAGACGGACCTTGACTAACGAGGAAGCGGCGGCTTCGGTATGGCAAGTGAAACGCCTCGCAGACCAAGAGCGCGAAGCGAATATGTTCGCAGTGTGCCTGTTGATGCCTGAATCATTAGTGCGGGCGTGGATAGGGGAACACAAACTAGTGCTCGATTACGGCGATGATGAAGGTATTAAAGCGATGGCTAAAACCTTCGGCGTGACGGTTACGCTTGCGGCGGTGCGACTGCATCAATTGGGGTACTTATGACGAACTCCCAAAAGGTTGAACTGGCTATCGCCTTTAAGGTCGGGGTTATCCGAGGGTGCGACGTGGCGGTCTGGAAGTGCGAGGGCTACAGGCTCCCTGTCCAGCCGTTTATGTGGGCGGTAAGGCATATGGGCGCGGTTCTGAATAAGGATGGCGATTGGGAAGTTGAACCGCAGCCCTCAAGTAGAGACGATGAGTTCTACGACCGTGCGAGATTCGATACCTTCGCTGAAGCATTGGAAGGCGCTGTAAGAGTTATTGATGCAAGCGGGGGGATTGTAGCGTTCCGGAGAGATGAACGATGACTCAAGTAGCCTTCGACTTCGATAATCCGATAGTCCACCGCTTCGACGGCGAGACGGCGGAAGAGCGCGACCGTCACCGGCTCAACTGCCAGCTAAGCCGCGTTTTTGACTTCATGCGGGACTCGAAGTGGTACACCTTGCGCGAGATTGCCCTGGCGGTCGGCGGCAGCGAATCCGGTATATCGGCCAGGTTGCGCGACTTCCGCAAGAAACGATTCGGTGGGCACACGGTCGAGAGGAGGCGCGTGGAATGCGGGTTATTCGAGTACCGGCTGGTGGCGAATGGGGAATTGCGGTGACGAGTTCCGCGAAGCGGCAGCGAAACGGCAAAAGATTCTCGCGGAGCCGAAAGAAAGTGCTTGACTTGGATCGCGATCACGGTTATGATCCTGTGCAGGAGGTTTTACAGATCACGATATGTTTTATCTTTCGGATGATGGCGACATAGGGTACGGCGAGTGCATCGGCGCTGGCGATACCTTCGATTCACAGGATGGCTTGCTCGCCGTTATGCGGGCGCGCGAGTTTGGCAAAGATGACGCGACGGAGTTGTACAACTCGTTCGCTGGGACTGTTGGCTTTACGGACGTTAAGCCATGGAAAGCGACATGCAAAAATGTGCCGTATGCGGCGGCGGCAATCTGGAAGGCGATTCAGCGGTTCAATAACGAAAGCGAGGGCTACATCGCAACGCCAATCCCCAGCAGCGAATTTGGGCTTTCCGAGGCGAGCGGCCCAATAATCACGGTAACGAGCGTGGACGGTGGCGGCGCGGTAACGGGAATTAGCAAGCCGGATGGCACAATCGTTGCCGCGCTCGACGGTGACAACGCGGATTACGAAGTGGGTCCGAAGGCTCCCGAGGAAAGCGAAACCATGAAAAAGACAACGAAACGCAAGGGCCTCGCGGCCAAGGTCCAGGACGCATTGGCAAAGCCCGCTAAAAAGGCAGCCAAGGGGCCAAAAACAGGCAAGGCCGCGCCGAAGTCCCTCAAGGCAGGCAAGACTACCCGGAAGGCGGCGGGCGCGTCTACGGGCAAGCACCGCGACGGCACGAAGCGGACACAGGTGCTCTCCATGATCGGTCGCAAGGATGGCGCGTCGGTTGAGGAATTGATGGGGGCGTTCGGCTGGAAGCGGCATTCCGTCCGGGGCTACCTGTCTACGCTTGGCTCGCAAGGCGTCAAGTTCACGACCGAGCGCGACGATAAGCGCGGGCACGTCTACAAGGCGGCCTAGATTTGCTTTCGCGAGTGGTCTTCAAGAGCGCGTCCGTTGAATGGCCGACTCCAGCAGGGGTTTATGCGGAATTGGACCGTGAATTCCATTTCGACTTAGACCCCTGCCCTTTGGGTGGAACGGATGACGGGTTGGCTACGTTGCTTATGCCGTGGCGCAATCGGCGCGTGTTTTGCAACCCGCCGTACAACAGGACACGAAAGTTTCTGGAACGGTGGCGTGAGGCAGATGTAGCCGTGTACTTGATTCCAGCACGAACGGATACGCGGGCCTTCCATGAGATTGTGCTACCGAATGCCTCAGAGGTCCGGTTTATCAAAGGCCGGTTGAAGTTTGGTAACGCGCAAACGGGAGCACCGTTTCCGTCGATGATTGCAGTGTTCCGTAATACTGGCTGAATGCGATGAAACTCACCCGTTTCAAGTGCGTGGAGTGCGGCAACATCAGCACCGGAAGACCGCCGCGAGACGGAAGGTATATTGGCGATGGCACGGCCCGCTTTCCCCGGCAGAGCGTGCCTCGGCGTAAACGGAAGAAGGTTATATGACCGCGCAGGGAACTGAACTTGAAGAGTCTAAAGGCTGAAAAAGAATTAGCGGAAGCGGCATTTCGTTCTTATGAATCGTTAGGTCTTTACGTATCCCCGCAAAATCAGAATTTAGGCATATTGTTAGACCTGACGAAACTGACCGACGCGCGTGGGCATCAGACAACGCTCGGCCTGTTGCTCGATGAGCGGGCAACAGCCGCTTGACGGCGGGGCCGCACGGGTGTAGATTTCGGTTGACGGGTATAGTTCCGTTTGCTAGGATACAAACAAGATGTGGATAACCAGGATGAACGCAACGCGCGGTGAAGGCATCGTTGCTTCCTCCTCTCCGAGGGTAAATTTCGGCGGGCGTGGAACACCCTCCGAGTCAACCTCGGCAACCTAAGAACCGTGGTAGCGGCGGTGGGATTTGCACCCACATGACCCGCGAAGGCCAGCGGATTGGAAGTCCGCTGCTTCTGCTAATTCCGCCACGCCGCCACGGTTTGATTATCCCAAAAATGATCCACTGGCCGCATCGCTTGCGGTGTATGCGGATGGGATAGGGAAGGGAATTATATACATGACTTCCCTAATCGCCACTTTGGTGGAATGCCTCTTGACATAACCTCGTGGTTGTGTCATAATGGGAGTTCTATGGGCCGTCCATCCAAGTTATCGCTCGCCGCACGGTTGCTCAGGTCCAAGGTCACGCATCAGGCCGGTGGACGGCCCCGGTCTGAGTCGCCGCGCTGCCCGTGCGGGGCGAATACGCTGAAGCGGGCGAAGGCGCGGGGGTTCGAGTGCTGCAAAAAGGCGGGATGCTGAGAACCTTCCAATTTCGTCTGAAGCCCAACGCTGGACAGGCGGTTGCGTTGACGCGCATCCTTGAAGACAATACCGAAACGTACAACGCGGCTCTCCAGGAGCGGCGGGACGCATGGAAGCTTCAGCGCAAGTCGATCACTTACCGCGACCAACAGAACGAACTAACAGAGCTTCGTAGAGATCCAGCATTTCAGTGGATGGCGTGCGATATCATGCGCGACCCGCTGCGGCGCGTGGACCGCGCGTTTAAGGCGTTCTTTCGCCGGTGCAAATCTGGCGGCGATAAGCCCGGCTTCCCGCGCTTCCGTTCCCGGCGGCGATACGATTCCTTTTCCTTCTCGCTGCCGGTCGTGCGCGGCAAATCCATCAAGGTTCCCAACGTGAGTGATATTCGAGCGCGCGGCGGCAGACCGATTGCCGGAAAAGCTAAACTCTGTACAGTGAAGCGCGATGGAAAGCGGTGGACGGCAAGCGTTGTGTGCGATATTGGTCCCGCACCGGATAAGTGCGCGGTATCGAATCCGATAGGCATTGATGTTGGGCTAACCTCTCTCGCCACGCTGAGCGACGGAACGGTGATCGATAACCCGCGCTGGACTCGCAAGCACGAAGCTAGAATAGCTGCGGCGAACCGCAAGTTGGCGCTGAAACAGAAGCGGTCAAAGAATCGCATCCGCGCCCGAGAGGTATTGCGTCGAGCGCACCAACGGGCGGCTAACGCGCGCCTGAATCACATTCACCACGTCTCGAAGTGGCTGGTGGAGACATTTGATCTCATCGCATTTGAAGACCTTACAATCCGTAATATGGTGAAGAATCCTCACCTTGCGAAGTCGATTATGGATGCGGCATGGGGATTATTGATCTACTGTATATCGTACAAAGCCGAACAAGCTGGGCGATGGGCAGTTCCGGTCAATCCGTACCGCACGAGTCAGAAGTGTTCTGGTTGTGGCCGGTTAGTTCCGAAGAAACTGAGTGACCGCGTGCATTCGTGTGAATGCGGGTTAGTTATCGGACGCGATCACAACGCAGGGGTAAACATACTTGCGCTCGGGATGAGCGCTGCGGGCGTTTCGCCTTCAGAATGTGTACGGTAGTTATGTATATAATTCCCACCATTCGGCGGTTTTTTGGAAGCCAGCCCAGCGGGAACGCCGTCACGTTCCCGCCCTGGCAGCCTTGACGGAGGCAATTTGACCAACCAACCAGACGCAGACAAACCCTGCATTGAAGCTATTCAGACCTGTTATAACGGGTTCTTTTTTCGCAGCAGATGTGAAGCTCGTTGGGCCGTCCTTTTTGATCTCCTAAAAATCAAGTACCACTACGAGATTGAGGGATACAAACTCTCAAGCGGCGATTGGTACCTCCCTGATTTTTACCTTCCTGTAGTAAACCTGTGGGCCGAAGTCAAACCGTTTTCCGGGGCAGCAGATTATTTTAGGATCGAAAGTGATTTTAGCGAGGAGTATCGCTGGGCCATTAGCCTCAGCCGCGCCAAACGATTTAAGCACTGGGAGCCGCCCGCTCCTGGGTATGAGCCATTTAATCCCCCACTCAAAGGAGATCGGTAGCATGGCGCGCTCCCGAATGCTCAAGCCGGGGTTCTTTAAGAACGAAGACCTCTTGGATTTGCCGCCACTAACTCGTTTGCTTTTTGCGGGTCTTTGGGGTATCGCTGATAGGGATGGCCGTATCGAGGACCGGCCGAAACGTATCAAAATTGAGGTTCTTCCCGCAGATGACTGTGATGTTAACCTCATGCTCTGGTTCCTACAGGCCTCCGGATTCATTGTGCGATACGAGCACTCTGGAAGGCACTATGTGGCTATTCTTTCATTCAATAAGCATCAATGTCCTCATAAAGATGAACGGCAAAGCGAAATTCCTCCACCGACCGAAAGTGACATATTGGAGGCACGCGCAAAGGCACTTCAGAAATGCGGTACATTGCGGCACGAGCACGATGTAAGCACCATGCAAGCACGGTGTGACCGCGAAACTGCAACAGTGCAAAAACACCTTGTTACTAGAACCCTTAACCTAGAACCTAAAACCCTTACTAGCAGTGTAGAGACTTCGGAACAATCAGAACATACCCACATTTCCGCATTTTCGCCCGATGCACAGTGCTTGCATGATGCTCCAGCCGTAAGCGAAAATGCGGGCACGGGGTTTGATCTCACGCCACCGGACCCGAACGGCGCTGCGCACCGAAAACCGCTCGTGATAAAAATCCCCCATGAGGCTTCTCTGTCTGAAAAGATCACGGCAGACCCTGACGATACGGAAAGCTGGTGGGAGGAAGTATTCGGAATATGGTGGAAGGAAGCCTGCTGGAATAGGGTTGAAAAGAAGGACGCCCGCAAAGCATTCGAGAAGTGCATCCGGCAATACTCCAAGGATCGCAATATCTATCTAGCAGTCTCCTTTGATGATCTGATGCGGGCCTCTCTTGAATATCTGAAACGGTTTGAAGGCACGGAAGAGTGGGAACGATGGCGCAAGTTCCTGCATCCGACTACATTCCTGAATGGCGCACGATGGGACGATGAGGCGGGCATGAATGCCAAGTGAGTTCATGGAAGCCGCACTCAACTACGCGAAGATGGGCCTCTGCGTCATTCCGTTGAAGCCGCGCGGAAAGCGGCCATACTTCGACAACTGGCCGGAGATCGCTACGTCGGATATCGACACGGTAACGCGCTGGTGGCAGCAGAACCCTTCGGCAAACGTCGGTATTGCGACGGGGAAAAAGAGCCGATTATTCGTGCTCGACGTTGATCCGAAAAACGGTGGCGATGAGAGTTTCCAGTCGCTCACTTACAAGTATGGCGCGCCGGAAACGTGGCGAGACATAACGGGTAGCGGAGGGTTTCATTTATTTTTCCGATACCCAAACTTCCCAGTCGGGAACGCAGCGGGAATTTGGCCGGGTATTGACATTCGCGGCGATGGAGGCCAAGTAGTAGCGCCGCCTTCAATTCACCCGGATACCGGCAGGCGTTATGAGTGGGATGG